GGACAGGTTGGAGTTAGCACGGCGAGCGTAGATGTAGATACGACGCGGAATGCTGTTCAGCTGCAAGTTGTTCGACGACACATCGACACTGTTGTAAGGCAGCAGAGTTCCGACCGTGGTGGGGAAGCGATCGATTGAGTAGTAGGGGTACGTGTAGATACCGTTCGGGCTCAGGTTCTGATCCATCTGCGGGGTCAGGTAGTTGAAGTAAGCCGTCGGCTGACCGAAGACGTTTGCGCTCGTGATCGATCCAACACAGCTCGTGATGTTCTCACCAAGAGCACTGTGTGACCATGCACGAGACAGGTCACCAAGGTTAAGGGTGATATCGAAGGTCTGGATACCATACAGACCCATAGCATCATGCTCACCGAACATCAGCGGGCTGATGAACAGAGGCTCGTAGAAGAGGACATCGACGACAGCAACCGCACCGTTATCGCTGACAACACGATACGTGGTGAAACCACCTCGAGCGTTCTCAGTGCTGTTCTCACCATAGTTGGCGAGCGGGTTACGAGCGCTTCCAAGAGGTCGGCTTCCGGGGAACACCGAACCAGCACCAGGACCAGCCGGTGGGATCGGTGCGAAGGCGGCTGCGTACTGCGCGTAGTCTTGCATCGTGTCGAGCATGGTAGGAGTACCAGACAGCTCGAACTGGCGAGTCTTGAGCTCATTGTTGTAATGCAGCACTGCATCGATGTAGTCCGACACGTTGCTCGAGATGGTAGTGTTGTTCAGCACGACCTGGATGTTGCTGCACACCTTCGACATACCATACGATCGAGGAGCATCGTTCGATCCAGGCTGCAAGAGCGTGGGACCAACAGCTGTACCTGTGAACGTGAGACGGATCGGAAGGCCGATAAAGACCTTACGATCGACTGCGATGCGCTGGTTAGGCGGCGGACACGAGAACGTGATCACAGAGTCATTGTATGAAAGCGCAATAATACGCTTAGCAGTCGATTGAGCGGCACCCTGTTGGATCAGGTAGCTGGGCTGAGTGAAATTGACACGCGGATCAATCGCCTTAACGCTAGTAATGGGGTCGATGGCACGGCTCATTATAACTAGAATACTGGGATATTTTAATTACACCGTCTCGTGAACAACCTATACTCCGCCTGCGTTAATGAAATTGGCGGTAGTGTTCCTCATAAATAGGAACTTTATCGCCACCTCATTTCCAGGCAGCAAGAAGATGGGATACGCAGTACCATCTGCGTCAATCCAACTGACCCTGAAGTCAAATTTGTACAGCGGATTGGCATCGACAAGATCGATCAGCCTGTAAGGACCTTGGGGATAGTAGTAGAATGGGGTAAGCACGTCTCCGTTCGTGTTGATCTGTGGCGTGTAGTCTGTCAGGATGTTCGCGAACGTAGGATTGGGATCAAGGTCCGAGTTGATCGACACGATCTCTCGGCGCACAGGAACGCTGGCCGTTGTCAGTAGGATACCTCGAAGCGTGTTCCACTTGCGATAGAGTGGGAACTCCGAGGTCATCTGTAGAGCGTTGTATGAGTTACCACCAGCATCAGTAAACTGGACAGTTGGATCCCACGTTACCGGGTAGTAGTTGTTCTGGTAGTTAGCGACAGTCAGACGATCGTCCTTGCCACTCACAGAGTACCGCGAACTCGTGAAGAACCCAATGTTCTGGAAGAAGATACCAAGCTCGGTATTCATGTAGACCTCGATACAGCCTGGCAGTGTGTTAACATAGCTCGTTTCAAGCACGAACGACAGCAGCTGTGTCCTAGGCTCGAATGTCAAGATGGGAGGATAGTCGCTGGCCGCAGCATGATCTGCCTTGAGACGAGTATGAGCAGCCAAAAACGCCGCATTGATGCTACTGGTGAACTGCTCGTAGTAGTAAACAGGCTGAACACCTGGAAACAGACCAGGATTGACTACTGGTACGTACACAAGGAACTCGCGATAGTCGTCACCTCCATAACTCAGAGTAACCGAGTACTTGCCGTCAATGAAGTAGAACAGAGGGATACCATCTGCAGGGATGTTCATGCGAACGATCGTCAGCTTGTAACTGTCTGGATCGCTGATGATAGGCTGACTGTGCTCCTCGATGAACTCCATTCGCCTCGCAGTCGTATTGGTGCTCTCATTCTTGATAACTGCGTTGTAGTAAACATTGTCGATTGACACGCTGTTACCAATGTTACTCATTATACCTACTAGGACCCCGAGATATTATTCGCTAGCTCCTCATCAGTGAGGATGGTCACTAGCTGATCAAGGTCGACATATCTCCTGAACGACTCGATCACCTCACCGAAGCTATCGACTGGCATGTCTCGCTTACATACCCACAGAGCACACCATCTTCCACACGTAGCCACTTTCATCGCGTATCTCTGTAGCTGGAATGGGTTGTACTCGACGTGTCCAGGATACTCTGATAGCAATCTCGACATGTCAGGACGATACCTAATAGGTGTATGGTCGAGCTGATCGTCGATGAATCCACCGTATGAGTCGAAGAATGTTACCACGCCATCGTCATATGTTAGTACAACCCAGTGGCCCACGTTAGGACCATTCCTAACAAGTATCAGACACGCATCTCCTGTCGTAGGATCGAATAGTTCGTCGATCCTACGAACCTTCTTGAGATCATCATAGAGCTTCATGGCGATGGGATATCCTATAATGTCGATGATGTCGTCAGTACTAAGCAGCTTGTCCATAATATAATGTAGCTAGGTTATTAGATAATGAACGAGGACCGTAGGTTTCGCAGACATATCCAACAAGTACTGCGTAAGTACGCACGCAATGGACAGCGATTCATTGGAGGATGCTGTAACGTGTGCCGAGGAGGTGCATGTGGCGGTAACTTCTACACTGGTGGTATTTCTGCAAGAGTGTGGGAAAAGCTGACCGAGAGGGACAAGCGTTCCCTAGAGGCAGCCCAGCTCGTGGCAGTGCGGTTGATCGAACAGAAGGTTTCAGGGCCTGTGCTGGTCGCACTGAAGCGTATTGCTGATTACTCCAGAATCGATACATACTCACTTCAGAAGGCTCTCCAACAAGCCGGAACATACCTATCTTCAGACACACTCGACAAGTCCAAGGGAATGGAAAGTGTTCTGCTTGTGCATACCGACGAAGGATTGAGAACGCTTAACGAGTATGGTCTGATGATGATCGAGATCTCTAACACTCTCATGAAACTGATCAATGACAAAACAGCCGAAGGAGATTCAGATTCAACTACGTTCAGGGTCTATGAAGATTCTGATCCTACTGACGATGATGGCATTGATGAAGTTTTCGATACCAGAAGACTTCCCGGAAATATTCACGATATTTATGGTATCACAGAACAGTACATCAAATCAATGGAAAGGTTCATCAACCTGGAGAAACACCCAAGAGAGCAAAATGTTGACAATGTCGAATCTTCATCGTCTGGTACACAAGATCTTGTTGCTGAAGCAGAAGATAACATGGTTCAAGCGCAAAAAGCTCTTCAGGAGAAGGATTTGCTTCTCGGAAGCATTGTTTCTAATAACATGGAAGATATCATCCAAGAAGCAAACGAAAGGGTAGATGCTACGGATGAAGGATCGATCGAACGTGTTGAGGCAGAACGAGTCGCTAAGCGAGTTGGTATCATTGCGCAGGTAACAGAAGTACCTCTTACTCGGCTTGTCGATACTATTCCTACCCGTAGCGAATATGTGCTGGAGGATGAAGACGAGGAGGAAGAAGATGATGATTTCGAACCGTTTCCTTTCCTAGAACCAGTTCCGCTTAGAGATCAGGGGGACCTAGCCGAGGCTAGGGCTCTCCCTCTTCCTGAGGATGACGATGATGATATTCTTCTACCTAGAGATCAGGGGAACCTGGCCGAGGCTATGGCCTTGCCCCTCCCCGAGGATGATGATGCTATTCTTCTACCCAGGAGGACCACAACAAGGCGTCGGGGCAAACTCACTATGGAGGATATTCCTGCAATGCAGTCTGTCTACGTTGAAGGGGATAATATCGAGGCAGCTCCGAGACCTATTAGGTACAAGAACCTAATGGTCGACACATTGGAAGCACCGAAAACTACCAGAGGTGTAGCTGCTCTCAAACCGAAGCCGAAGCCATTGAAGTACAAGAATCTGACGGCCGACACACTGCCAGCACCAAAAACTACCAGAGGTGTAGCTGCCCTTACTCAGAGAAAGAAACCTCCAGTAAGTATAGAGGATAGCGCTATGTCGGGACGTTTGGCAACCACGTGGATCGACCACGTCAAGAAGTACGCAAAGAAGAACAAGGTTACCTACAGCGAAGCCATGTCGCTCGCTGCCCCGTCGTGGAGAGGCTGCAAGAAGCTTCGACCGTGCCCCGCTCGGAAGAAGGTCTGCAAGAAGACCAAGTGTGCTACCAAGACTTCTACGCAGCGTTGGGCTAAGCCAGCGTCTGGCTCTAAGACGAGCGCGCGCAAGAAGGCACCGGCTAAGCGAAAGGCACCAGCCAAGCGGAAGACTGCGACCAAGCGAAAGACCGCGCGTGGCCGTGGCATGGTCCAGTGAACAAAAATCACACGGTCCTCATAGCCGTATCTGACACCATTACATGATAATTTTGTCAGAATTACTACTTGTAAAAATGTAGGCCACAGTATAGAATGCTATCGTTCGAGAAAGGTGCTCCTATCGCTAAGATTCGAGGCGGACCCGATGATGGTCGTATCCTACGTGTAGATGCTAACCTTACGACTCCAGAACTGGAGATCAACGACATGTTCGACGTTATCAAGTCGGATATGCTCACTCCTAGCCTACGAAAGAGGTACGACCCACACGTGCTCGAGTCAGTAGTTAAGGCTGTCAGACGAGGTAAGCCACCTGCTGAACGCAGTCTGATCGTACCCTACCAGTCTATCATGGAGATCCTTTCTGACCGTGTCGGTAAGGAGTACCATACTAACGAGGGAGTACTAACCCAGACACCTAACACAAGGCTTGACCGAGAGTGCTTGTACGTGGCTGGACCTAGTGGGTCTGGCAAGAGCGTGTACACTCGATCGTACGTGAAGAACTACCTTGAGCGATTCCCAGGTCGACCAGTG